ACATTTTTATTGAATGGGATGGTAAACGCCAAACTCGTTCACAATGGGAAAAGGAATTCGGTATGCGTCCAACAACTTTACGAACACGGATTAAGGCTGGATGGCCTATGGAACGAGCAATGAAACCATTAAAGTGGCTTGCTGAAGGCAACACACCAGAGCCTGCGGATGAGCCATGAACATCCCAGAAACTATAGACCCTGTACGCTATGGAGTCCTGTGGCAGAAAGTACAGGACTACGAGCGCCGGTTTGATGAGATGAGCGCCAAGATCGACAAGATGGAAACGTCAATTGATAAGCTGGTTGAGATGGCGAATCAAAGCAAAGGCGGCTTCTGGATGGGCATGGTCGCCGTGTCTGCTTTTGGTAGCGTGATCGGCTATGTAAGCCACTGGTTTGGAAAAAATTGAAATGGGTAGTTGCTATTATTTTGATTGTCGTACCCGCAAAGTTTGTTTGCGTGAGGTGGGCATGGACGGGGGACGTATTCGAGCGTAGGGTGTACTGTCTGGAGTGGAAAAAGGTTGAGCAATGATCGATCCCATTACAGCCTTTGCAACAGCCCAAGCAGCGATTAAAGGAGTTAAGGCAGCCATAGCCTTGGGTAAGGACATCCAAGCCGTATCCGGCGACATGATGAAGTTTTTTGAGGCCAAGGATGTTGTCCAAAAAGCAGCAGCCAAGCCTAAGTCTAGTTTTGCACAGTCGGACACGGCGCAAGCGTTTGAGATCGTTATGCAGGCCAAGATACTTGCAGATGCCGAGCGAGAACTGAACAACTACATGGTCATGTCGGGTAACGCCGATGTCTGGCAGCAGCTTCTGGTGGAGCGCAATAGGATCATCCAGCAGCGCAAGGTTGAGGAGATACTGGCAGAAAACCATAGGAAAAAGCGCAAGGAAGAGATTGAGGACTTGATGACTTGGCTGATTGCGGGTGCGCTAATGCTCCTACTGCTAGGTCTTTGTTTTTGGTGGCTAACACTTTTGACGGGGAAGTAGATGAACGACATCAAATCAAAACTTACGTTCTTTGTGACCTTAATGGTCAGCTTCACCCTGTGTGTGGTTGTCATTGGAATGGTCGGTGTGCTAATGGCGGGTCTGTTTAACCCCATCGTGGACAACGCAGAAATTTTCAAACTCATATCTCCCGCATTTCAAACCATCGTCGGCGGCTTTATTGGGCTGCTGGCTGGCGTAAAACTTTCCCATAGTGAAGATGCTCCCACCTACAAAAAGGACTAATTCATGCTGACTATCCTATCCACACTGATCTCCTTCCTGATGGGCGGCTTGCCCAAGCTGCTAGACTTTTTTCAAGACCGAGCCGACAAAAAGCACGAGTTGGCGCTGGCCCAGATGCAGATTGAGCGCGAGTTAGAGTTACGCAAAGCAGGGTTTGAGGCGCAGGAACGGGTGGAGCAGATACACAGCGCCCAGCTTGAGATGGAGACCACCGCCAAGGCCAACGAAAATCTTGTCAATGCTCAGACTGCTGAGATGCAGGCCATCTACAAGCACGACGAAAGCCTCAACGACGGTACAAGCCAGTGGATGAAAAACTTGCGGGCCGGTGTGCGTAGTTTTATCACCTTGGGCTTTTTCCTGTTGCTGGTATTTGTGGATGTTGGCCTGTTTATCTACGGCTACAACCACGGCGTGGAGTTCCCTCAGTTGGCTGAGAAGCTGTGGAACGAAAACACCCAGGCGCTGTTTGCTTCAATAATCGCATTCCACTTTGGTGGCCGCGCCTTTGGCAAATGATCTGGACGCTGGTGCTGGTTACAGGTATCAACATGAACAGTATCCTGACCGTTGGTTACTTTGAAGGCGAAACATCTTGTCAACGTGCGGCTAAAGAATGGCGCGACTTTGGCTATAAAGTTGGCTGTGTACAAAGCATGGTGAAAAAATGAAAGTGTCCGACAAAGCCCTTGGGGTCATACGCCATCATGAAGGTGTACGCCAGCGCCCATATCGTTGTCCCGCCCGCCTTTGGACTTGTTGCGTGGGCCATGTTTTGTATCCAGACCAAGGAAAGCTACCGCTTGACCAGCGTATGGGGTTTTTACTCAAGCCAGAGGATGACCGGCTTTGGTCTATGGAGGAAGTAAATGCAATTCTTGCCGCAGACCTTCAGCGCTTTGAGCGAGGCGTGGAACGGTTTATTCCCGTTAACCTTACCCAAGGTCAATTTGATGCTCTTGTATCTTTTAGCTTTAATGTTGGTTTGGGAACATTACAGCGTTCAACCCTCCGTCAAAAGGTTTTGCGTGGGGATATGGCGGGCGCTGCGGAAGAATTTTTAAAGTATTGCATGGCAGGCGGCAAACCCTTAAAAGGGCTGCAAAACCGCCGTATTGATGAACGTGTTTTATTTATGGCATAGTTGTATAGCTGTGATAATGTCTTCAATTTCATGGATGGCGGTAATGCATTCAGCAATAGCCTGGTCTTTTTTATTTTCAAGCATTAAGTTATAAGCGTTTTTAAGCGCCTTTTCTGCCATCATGCAGGGATAAGCATAGTCTTTTATTTGTTCAATTTTTTTTGTTTGATGCATAAAGTACATACCTTTTTCGTCTAGCGCTGCGGCGCGTTTTGATTTGTATCCTGTCATCATTTACCCCAAATAAAGAAAGATATTAACGTAACAGCAACGCACACAATAAGCACCGAAATTAGCGCCTTGAACGTGCCAAGTGTGTCGATGTAGGGGTCAATGTCAGTAACCCTGCCACGTTCGGCGTATGCCTTGTTTGCGGCTTCTATCCTCTCTTGTCTGACGGGGCAGTTGGGTGCGTTAGTGCATTTACCATATTCACAGCAGGTCATAACTTGTACTCCTTCAGTCTGGTGTTTAAACGCTCAATGCGGTTCATATTCATATCGAGCACTGCCGCTGCGTACTCGACTGCGGCCTCTGCCTCAAGCCTATCCAGATGGGCACACGCAAGCTCCCGCTGGATGACCTCAGCGGGGGTTAGTTCGCGGTAGTAATCTTTAAGAAATTTAAGAAATCGCATACCATTCCCTTTCCTGTCGTTTAGCCATAGACTTTACAGTCTTGCCTGTCAACCCAACTAGACCATCACGCTCCATTTCGGGCAAGCGCCTGGCTACCTGATTTCCATCAAGCACCGCAAAGAAAGCAATCCCGTCTTTACCAAGCGGGCCTTGCTCCTGCAAAGTTTTAAGGATTAACGCTGCATGAGCTTTGGCAAGGTTTTTGGCTTTGTCAGCCGCTTGCCAACTGGTTATTGGGTCAAGGTTTCGAGCGCGATAGTGTTCCATGTTGTCTCCTTAAAATGGTACGTCATCATCTTTAGGAAATCCATCATCCTTTGGTCGTGGCTCATTAATGTACGCCCATCCGTCCCAGCCACCGGCGACCAAGGGAACGTTGTCAATCTTAAGCATATCGCCTGACTTTGTTTCAATGATTGACCCAATGCGGGCATAGCGGTTTTTGGCTACGCCTTGGGCATTTGTGTATTTGCCGCTAATTACGGAAATTTCTTTTTTGATCTTAGACATGATTAATTACCTTCAATGATTGAGTTAAGTTGTTGAATTTGCACGTTTACTTCGGTTAAGAAATTGACAATTTCCGCTTCCATTTCTTGAATAAAAGCATCATCACGGTAAACCCGTTTAATGAATAGTTGCGCTTTAGCGGGCATCCTTGGGTCAAACACAACGTAATCGCACCAATGGCGACCCGTGCAAGCCATTTGAAATTGCATTTGTATGTTGTACTTGCTAGGCACTTTGCCTGTTAGCAGCGTGTCAATCATGGTCGCCGTGTTAGGGCATTTGATTTCTACTAGGCCATCAGGCCCAACAAGGCCATCAGGCGAAGCGCCAGCCCACTCAATTAACGGGTGGGGCACAAATCCTACTTCTTCAACCATAACGCCGGTTTTAGCCTCATACGCCGCCCGTGCAAATGGTTCTTGTTCTGTGCCCCATTCCATAGCAGAATTGGTAAATCCTTCCGCTTTGGTTTTGGTAAGGTTTTCACAAACAAGTTGCGCCATGTAGTTGTCCCGTGATGCCGAATAGCCTGTTTTGGTTTTAGCCATTAGGTCGGCAACCCTACTAGCGGTTACTTTGCCTATGCGGGCGTTAAACCATTCGTCCGTGCCCTGTTCCATTAAGCCAAGCCATGCGTTAGGTAAATTAAGCATTTGTAATCTCCTTATAGCGTTTGTTTTTAGCGGTAATAACTTTGGCTTGCCACGCCTGGTCGCCATCACAACAAGCATAAGCGCCGTTGTAAGCAAGTTTTAATTCGTCCACGGTTGCACAAGCAGCCATTACGCCTAATTGCTCCTCAATAAACCTTACGTTCGGTTCTGACTTTTCAACAACCTCACGTTTGCGTGATGCAGCGTTGCCATCGTCATCCTCTGGAGCAATACCGCAAGCTGCCATCAAGCTATAACGCCGCCCGTAAGTAAGCGCTGAACCGTAGCCTTGTGGGTCATGCTTGGAAGCTGGCACAAAGATTTGACCGCAATTGATGGTTTCACCAGATTCATGGATAAAAACCGTTTCAACCAAAATGCCATCAGGGTGCGGTTGGTTCTGTTGAATAAGTGCTATTCCATTGTTGTTTAGCGCGTCAATAACCGCCTCAATGCAAGCGGCTAGGTCGGCGTATCTACCGCCTTTGCCATTGCGTTGAAAAGCGGGATTGATTGATGCTTTAAGCGCAGGGCCAAAAGCCTTTTGTGCTTTAACTAAAGCGGTTGCTATATTTTTCATAGTGTCCATCCGTAAACAAGTACCCAAGCCAAAGAAATGCCGATAAACACGGCAAGCGAAATGTCTGCTAATTTTTTATTCATCATGTGACCCAAATTGTTGAATTGCTGTCCAAAGGTTGTCGCTAACGTCATCCAAGTTGTCGGACAAGCCGGTGTGAATGTTGGGAAAGTTCTTTGTAAGCGACCAGTTCATGTCGTTTAACAACTTTGCCATCTCAAGGGGGGGGATAAAGCCGCGCAATAGTGCTTCGCGGAATTCAATTAGTAGAACGTGTATGTCGCGCATTACTTACTCCTAAAAAGACCCCGAGAAGTTCAGGGCATGGGTGAACTATATCACAATTGTGTAGCTGTGCAACTTTTTTTTAATAAATAAATTTATCATGTTTGTGTTGCCAATAGCTTTTTTAAATGGGGGCCGAAGCCCCCGTTTTGTTTAAGCAAGTAGGAGTGATTCAGCTTGGGTTTTCATGCGGTCGCCATTGCCGAACCAAGCATTGTTCATTCGCGTATCTACGTTATGTCCACGCTCATGGTCAATGTATTGGGTCACGGCATTGAGCAAGCCCCATTTAGTGCCATATACACCAGAATTGTTAGCGCCCATTCCAGCACCATCAAACAATTCCATTACACGTTTAAAGCCCCGTGATTCTTTAAATGTATTGGTCTGCTGGTTGTATGCAGCAGGGAAAAGTTCATTAGTGAATTGCTTGGCATATTCACTATTTACACCTTGACGGGCAAGTCGGCGATAGTTGTCCATAATTCCGTCAAACCCGCCAACAATCAAACCAAGTTTGTCACGCATGATGCTTGCATCAAACTTTGCCCCATGGGTTAGGTTTACCCTGCTAAGTGCATTTTCACGGTCTGCTGCTGATAGTGTGTTATTGCATACCACTCGAATGCTTGTGAACTGTCCTACAGTTGCCGCCGACCCATCAAATGAGGTGCTGAGTAGCAAGTACCCTCGCACAGCATCATCTTGTAGAACAACTGCTTCCCGATTGACATTTGCCAATGCCCAAATTCGCTTTCCGCCTTTGATTGCGCCAGCAACTTCTAATGTGAATCCAGCACTTTGTACAAGCGTATTAAAAAAGTCCAACACCTCAGCCGGTTGATGCACTTTATAGCGGCCTGTCACCACGCCCAAAGGTGTATTTGTATCACTGCGATAGATGACGTTTTGGTTAGGCATTTCGCTGTAAATTTGCCCATCAGTTGTAAAAATAACTGGTGCTAATTTTGCCTCCCAATCCAGCCCCGCCTCTTTGCGCCATACATCAATAGATGCATCTGCTGTGAGCTGCTGACCAAGGCCGTGCCAAGGTGTTTGTCCTGCGTATGCAATTTCTGCTTTACCGTTTGTTGTTTCGATTAAATGTGCCATAATTTTTCCTAAAAAGACCGCTACGGGATGTTGCGGCATGGCTAAATCATAAATCACATTTGTGTACTTTTACAAGACTTTAAAAAATATAAATTTATTGGTTTTACGTTCTTAATAGTTTTTTACAATGAGCAATGACTACACAATCGTGTATAATTCTGGGCGATGGACATCTTAGAAATCGCAATCAAAGCAAGCGGCGGCACAGGGCGCTTGGCCTACATCCTGGACATTCGGCAAAACGTAGTGAGCAACTGGCGGCAGCGTGGAGTGCCCAAGGGCTGGCAGCAAGTGCTGCGGTTAAAGTTTAGGAAACAGATTGCCGAAGCGGGAAAAGTGATATAAAGTTGGGGCACGGCTACCTTTAGCGGGGGAAAAGACGATTCATCACCGTCCTGCCGGTGTTTCTTTTTAGTGATGCGAACCGACGATGTAAGGTTGAAATGGCTAATAAAGTCGATATTTGGATGCCTCTATATGTGGCAGACTATCTTTCCGCTACTTCCCGATTAACTACAGAGCAGCATGGGGCTTACCTACTGCTGCTGATGGACTACTGGAAAAACGGCGCTCCCCCAAACAATGATGCAGTTTTAGCGCAGATTACCAAGCTATCGCCAGATGCTTGGAGTAATGCTCGGACTATGCTTGAGCCATTCTTTGAAGTATCAGAAAAGCAATGGATTCAAAACAGGGTTGAGTCTGAAATGGAAAAGGCCAACCATAACAAAAAAGCCAATATAGAGCGTGGTAAGGCTGGTGCGCAGGCTAGATGGGGCAAAAAGGATAGTCCAAGCATAGTTGGAGCAATGCTTGAGCAATGCTTGACAGATAGCTCTTCACCTTCACCTTCACCTTCATCTATACCTACACCTACAAAGAAAAATACAGTCGCCCCGCCTAACGGCGTGACGGATTCAGTTTGGCAAGACTGGGTAAAACTTAGAAAAGAAAAACGCGCAGCAGTCACCCAGACCGCTATCAACGGAATAGAGCGCGAAGCACGCAAAGCAGGGGTAAGCCTACAGACAGCCTTGGAAACGTGCTGTGCAAGGGGATGGACAGGCTTTAAGGCCGATTGGCTTGCAGAAAAAATGACTGCTACCCAAAAAGCACAGAACAATATGCACGCGCTGACCAGGGGACTAAGCGCACCGAAACCATTTTGGGAAAAACCTATGGAGGTGGAAAATGAACGACTTTTGCGATAAAGACACTGGTTTCGATTACATTTTTTCGCGCATGAATGCCATTTATGGCGCAACGTTTGTCAGACATTGGGATGGGATTGACCCGAACATTATTCGCCAAGAGTGGAAAAATCAGCTTGGAATTTATTTGACTTACCGGCCAACAATGGACTATGCAATTAATTGCTGCAACCCTGATAGGCCACCTAGTGCGCTGAAATTCAAGGAACTTTGCACAGCTGGGCCATCTACCCCAAAGCGTGACACGATTGAATACAAGCCGAAGTTAGTACCAATGCCGGAAGAAATTAAGAGGCAGATGGCTGAATTAAAAAAACAATGGAGAATGTAAATGCGCCGCGCAGCAAGGATTGACGCTAACGCCACGCAAGTGGTAACCGCTTTACGGGCGGCTGGCGCTTACGTTTGGATTATTGGCCTACCGGTAGACCTTTTGGTAGGATACAAAGGGCGCACCATACTTATGGAAGTAAAAGATGGCCCTAAAAAGCCTTTAACGGCTTTACAGCACGCTTTTTTTGCAAATTGGGCCGGTGGTACATTGGCTAGGGTTGACGGGCCGGAAGCGGCTTTATCGGCTTTAAAGGTAATAGATGCGAAGCCTTGAACAAAACCGCATGATGTGGGCAAACCTTGAGGACATTGCTCAACAGGTGGTTTGGTATGGGGTTAAATTAACAAAAGACGAATGGAAAGACGTATTGACCGCCGCGCTTAAAAAACAAAAGGTTGTGCCTGGCATTGAAGGCGGCTTTGTTGTTCTTGGTGCGCGAACAAGCAAGATGACCGTACCGGAAATGACCGAATTAATAGAGTTATCCACAGCCTTTGGAACGCAACAAGGTGTTAAGTTTCGGGCTTTTGTAGATGATTAAATGCCCCGAATGCGGCGTTTGGACGGTAGTAAAGGAAACCCGTGCTGACCAAAACAATACCCGCCGCCGCCGTTTGGAATGCGCTAATTTGCATCGATTTACTACTTTGGAGGCCATAATTGTTTCAAAAACATCAATATGTAAGGTCAAAAAAACTTTTAAAACTGGTGGCGGGGCTTGATTGCCAATCATGCGGATCAGGCGACATGGTGCAAGCAGCACATTCAAATTGGGGCGGCGGCAAGGGTCGGGGCATTAAGGCTGACGATAATTTAATTGCCGCCTTATGCTTTAAATGCCATTACGAAATTGATCAAGGCAAGAATTTGAGTTATGAGGAACGCATGGAAAAATGGTCAAAAGCGCACATTGCTACCATAAAAAAATTGTACATCTTAGGCGCTTGGCCTGTTGACGTACCCATTCCAACGTTTACAATTGACACGTAGTTGTTTCCTTTGCAGGGGCATTGACCCCTGCTTTTTTAGGATTACCATGAAAAAAGACGTAGCCGACTTTATTTCCACGCTGTTTCACAGCTCAACGGTGACACATTTCATGCACCTAAGCACCGATTCATATGCCGTTCATAAGGCTTTGGGAAAATATTACGAAGAAATTATTGAATTAACAGATGATTTTGCTGAGGCTTATTCTGGATGTTACGAAAAAATAAAAGATTTTCCTGAGAATTTTCATAATGCTAAAGACCCTGTTAAGTATTTAACCAGCTTAAAGGAATACGTTTACAAAAACCGTGAAGCATTGCCTGATGACAGCCAATTGCAAAACATTGTGGACGAAATAGCGGCGCTAATTGATTCAACTTTGTATAGGCTAACGTTGAAATGATCCGAATATTTGCCGGATACGACCCAAGGGAAGCCATTGGGTATCATGTATTTTGCCAATCGGTTATAGAGCGCACCAAGGAGCCGGTGGCAATTACGCCGTTTTACGGTAAGCAAAGGGACGGCACAAACGCTTTTATCTATCAAAGATTTCTAGTCCCCTATTTCACAGGATTTAAAGGCCGCGCCATCTTCATGGACGCAAGCGATATGTTGATGTTAGGCGACATAGACGAACTAAACAAGCTATTTGACCCGACAAAGGCCGTACAGGTGGTAAAGCACGAATACAAGACGCAACACCCAAGAAAGTACCTTGGAACGCCAATGGAAGCTAAAAACGAAGACTATCCAAGGAAAAATTGGTCAAGCCTAATTTTGTGGAATTGCCAACACCCAAGAAACAGCGTACTTACGCCCGATTACATTGATGACCACAGCGGGTCGGAACTTCACCGGTTCAATTGGCTTCCAGAATCTTTAATTGGCGGCCTTCCCAAACAATGGAACGTTTTGGTGGGGGAACAACACAACCCTAGCGCCAAGATTGCCCACTACACCTTGGGCATTCCCGAATTTGACCATTACGCCGATTGCGATTATGCTAAACAATGGTTCAACACTAAAAGCCGAATGTTGGACGGCCTAATTAAAATGAAAGAACTAACAAATTGAAAATTACGCAAAAACAGGTTGAAAGCCTAATTCCTTACATAAACAACAGCCGCATTCACAGCGATGAGCAAGTGGCACAAATAGCGGGAAGCATTAAAGAGTTTGGCTGGACAAACCCCATTTTGGTAGACGGGGACAACGGCATCATTGCGGGCCACGGGCGATTGTTAGCGGCAAGAAAGCTAGGTTACAAAGAAGTGCCCACGATAGAGCTGGCAGACTTAACCGAAACCCAAAAAAAAGCCTACATTATTGCCGACAACAAGTTGGCGCTTAATGCTGGTTGGGACAATGAGCTACTGAAGCTAGAACTCGGAGAGATCAAGGAACTTGGTTTTGATTTAGAATTAATGGGCTTTGACCCGTCAGAATTTAATTTTACTACAGTGGATTATTCTGTGCTAAATGGCGAAAATATTGACGAACAACTTAATGAAATGGCAAACGGTGTTCGGAAAGCAATTCAAATAGAGTTTGAGCCAGAGCATTATGTGGAAGCGCAAGAACTGGTTAAATTTTGGCGTGAGCAAAAAGCGTATGTTGGCATGATGCTGATAAACTATTTGCGTAATGAAAAAAACAAGCTGTGAAAATTTTTTTAATGTATTACGACAGATTTAAAGAGGCAACAACTTCTTTAGAGCTGGGTAAGCATAAAGAGAAGCATATTGTGCTATGTCATAACAATGCGGATAAGTTTACATGTATCTCTAAATACGGCACACTCATAGAGACTAAAGAGCCAAAAGGCATACAAAACAATTTTAATTATGCTCTTAATTTTATAAAAGATGGCGAATGGGCTATTTTTATGAGTGATGACTATATTCGTTCTAAAAAGTATGAAAAAGGGCAATTTGTTTCAGCCAGCATAGATTATGTTTTAAATGAATTAAAGAAAACCATAGAACTAGCGGACAAAGCAGGGGTAAAGTTGGTCGGATTAAATTCCACAGGTAATGCGCTTTATGCTAAAAGCAAGTACGGCAAATTCGGATTGGTTGAGGGCAGAACATACGCTGTGAAGAAAACAAATTTCAAATTTCACCCTGATATATGCACGGCAACAGATTATTACGCAACAGCGTATCATTTAAAGAAATACGGCGGAAATCTAGTGAACAATCATGTTTTTATGGAATATGCTAGATATTCTGAAAAAGGCATAGGCACAATAGAGCAAAGAGCCAGCCAAAAAATTAAAGATGTTGCTCTTTTAAAACACTTGTTTCCTAACAACATTGAAATTAGGGACAAAAGCGGTCAGCCAGTAGGTAGTCATTGCGTTGTTAAAAAATGAAAATCATAGAACTAATTAACATTCCAAACAACGTGAAAGTTGGAGATGTATGCGGACACATTATCCCCAACATCACAGAAAGCACAATTTTTACCGTAAACGGGGAAATAGTTGGATTCTTTTTAAAGAAAATCCCCGAAAAACTCGAAAAACTTATCAATGTTGCTAATGCGGAGTTTCTGACCGATAGAGTTCCTAAAGAAACAATGAATCGTGGACCTGTTGGTAGCAACTATTACAAAATGAAGCAGGAAGAGCAGGGAATCAAAAGGGTAAGTCAATACAGTACGATTCTTGGGAGTTGCGCCCCAAAACCACACATGAGGCTCCCATACCCAAGAATGGCGATGGTGCACCAAGACAAAACTGCGCGAACATTCGTAAAAGCGATGTTGATGTCATGCGCAGAAGCAGAGAATGTAATTAAAGAAATCGCACCAGAACTATACGAAAAACAACTTAGCATTATTAACGAAAAAGTTCCGCCAAAATGGAGGTTCGGTAAATTATTCACAAGCAGTATCAGCAATTTCAACATCGCCGCAAGTTATCACCGAGATGCGGGTAATTTAGAGGGTTGCGCCAATGTCATTATTACCAAAAGAAGTAACGCTAAAGGCGGCAATTTAAATGTGCCGGATTACGGAGTAACGATGGATTCCTGCGATAACTCAATGCTGGTGTATCCGGCTTGGCGCAACGTGCATGGCGTAACACCTATACTTCCAACCGCAGAGGGTGGATACCGTAATAGTTTAATATTTTATCCTCTTAAAGCATTTAACAATTATTGGGACTAGATTGACGAAACCCTGTAAAACTGCCTAAAATTTAAGCAAATTCCCCTTTATAAAATGAATCGCGTACATACACCCACAGATGAATCCCGCAGGATGGTCGAAAGCACCAGCGGATTGGGCCTGCCTCACGAACAAATTGCCATCTTAGTGGGCATAGACGACAAGACGCTACGCAAGTATTACCGCACCGAATTGGACTTAGGCAAGGCCAAAGCCAATGGGCAAATAGCCAAAACGCTGTTTAGCAAGGCTACCAGCGGGGACACTACGGCGCTGATTTGGTGGACAAAGACGCAGATGCGCTGGGCTGAAACTGTCAAGCAAGAAATCACAGGCGCGGATGGTCAAGACTTGGTGATCAAATGGGCAACAGGGAAATAATCCTGCCGTACAGCCCACGGGCGGCATTTATGCCGTTTCACAACCGCAAAACCCGTTGGTCGTGCTTGGTTGCCCACCGAAGGGCTGGTAAGACCGTGGCGGCAATTAACGACGTGATCAAACGGGCAATCACGGAGGGCAACCGCAGCGCCCAATACGCCTATATTGCCCCATTCAGAAGCCAGGCCAAGCGGGTGGCATGGGACTACCTCAAGCACTACGCTGCGCCAATTACCAAAAACACCAACGAATCTGACTTATCGGTTGAGCTGCTTAACGGCGCAAAGATCATGTTGTTTGGTTCGGACAATGCCGACGCAATGCGCGGGCTGGGCTTTAACGGAGTTTATCTTGACGAGTACGGCGACTTTAAGCCTAGCGTTTGGGGCAATGTGATCCGGCCTACGCTGTCCGACCGGCTTGGCTGGGCGGTGTTTGGCGGCACACCCAAGGGCAAAAACCAATTTCACGACATTTACAAAGTGAGTGAAACCGTGCCGGATTGGTTCTTATTGCGGCTACCGGCCTCGGTGTCTAAAATTTTGCCAGACTCAGAATTGCAAGCAGCACGGGCGCAACTAAGCCAAGATCAGTACGACCAAGAATACGAATGTAGCTTTGATGCGGCAATCCTTGGGGCATATTACGGGCAGGAAATGCGACAAGTGCAGGACGAAGGCCGAATCCGCGAGTTGCCATTTGACCCCGATGCGCTGGTTTATACGGCTTGGGACTTGGGTTATCGGGACGATACTGCCATTTGGTTCTACCAAGTAATCCGCAGCGAAGTCAAGGTTATGGACTATTACGCCGTCAGCGGCGCA